CGCTGCCCCGCCCATCGCTCTTAACCATGCGACGGATTAGCCGCTTCATGTCCTCGTCAGCGCCAGTGACGTCGAAGACGATTCGGCCCTGCGCATTGGCACTGTTCACGCCCTGTACCCGGGCAGAGTTCAACATGCCGTTCAGCTTCGAGAGCGGCATAACCGCTTCGTTCTCGCGGCCCTCACCGATCATCGCTAGCGTTGGCCCAGTGGCGACACCACCGCTTGCCAGCATCGGAATGTTCGGAGTGCTAACCGTCACCTTGGGAATATCGACACCCATGAACGAGCCGCCACCCAGGGAAAACGACAGGTTGTTCCACTTGCTGATGACCCAGTTAACGGCGCTGCGGAACGCGTTCTTCAGACCATCGAACGCACCGTTAAGCGCGCGGCTGATGGCGCCGGGTATCCCCTTGAAGAACGACACCAGGCCATTCCACTTGTCCTTGACGTACCCGACACCCTTGGCAACCCAGCCCGGAATGGTCGACGTGAAGAACGAACCGATTGGCGCGAACACATTCGACACAAGCCAGTTCCAGCCCGCCGCCAGACCGCTCTTCAGCGAGCCCCAGATAGCTAGGATGTTGGCCTTTACGTTGTCCCAGTTCTTCCACATCAGAACGGCAACAGCGATCAGCGCGAGAACCAACGCGACAATCCACGTGATGGGGTTTGCGAGTAGCGCTGAGTTCATGGCCCACACGGCTACAGCAGCAATGCCGAACGCAATCGCGAGCAGGAGCAACGCAGCAGACACAATCTTGACCACCTCGGGGTGAGCGGTCATGAAGTCACCGAGCCACTGCAAGAGCGGCTGTAGCGTCTCACCGATCGTGGTGGCCATCGTGCGCCAGATGACCGTAAGCGCCTGTGCCGCCTGCGTACTGCCCGAAGCATTCGCCGCAGCACCCGCAGCCTTGTCCATGCCGGACGCAGCAGCAGCACCCGCAGGCTCCATTGCAAACAGCGCGTCCGTCTGCTCACCAGCCATGTCACCGAAGAGCTGGACGGCTAGCTGCGCCTGCTTGGCAGGATCCTTCACGCCCTTAATGGCCTGAATAGCGGCACCCATGGCGCCCTCGGCGTCCTTACCACCAGCCTTAAGCTTCTTGAACATGTCGCCGGAATCGAGCCCGAGCGCCTTGAACGCTTTCTTGGCTTGGTCCGTGTTCTCGGTAGTGATTCGGCCGAACTCATGGATGATGTCCGCAGCCTGGTCAATGTCCTTACCACCGGCCTTGACGTATTGAGACATCATGCCGAGCGCGTCTTTACCGTCGATACCGAGCCGCTTGAACTGCTGCCCGTACTCGTTCAGCACGTCCGGTAGATCGCCCCGCATTGACTCGGGCAGCACCTTTGCAGCCTGTGTCAACAGGTCGAAAGCCTCCGTGCCGTCCTTGGCAAGCCCGTTATGGATCATCTGGCCAGCCGTAGTGGCAGCATCGGCCACGTCGACACCCAGCGTTTGTGCCAGGGTCATTGCGTCTTCGGTCATCTGCGCGGCTTGCTCCTGGGACATCTTGCCCATGCCACCGAGTGCCTGCGTAACAGCGCCGACAGCATCGCCCACTTCGTCGATGGACTCACCGAACCCACCCGAGTAAACCTCACCCGCAGCCTTACCAGCCTTTGCAGCCTCAGCCTCGGTCAAGCCAAACTGGCTTTGTAGATTGGTGTTCACCTGCGCAAGCTGAACGCCAGCATCTAGCCCTTCGGAGAAAAGCTTGCCAACGCCGAGCCCAGCAGCAAGCCCAGCGGCACCCTTACCGAGGTCACCAAGCTTGCTATTCGCACGCTGGACACCCTCTTCAGTGCCGCTCTCCATCTCCGATGTGTCGACCCCAATTGAAACCAACAGGTCGTCAAGGGTCATTTCTCCGTGCCTCCAATCTGACGGTTGTACGCCTTGACAGCAGAAAGCATTTCCCGCCAGTCCTGCCGCGCGCCACGGTCCCACTTAGGCATAAAGTCCTTGGGAGTTGCGGCCCTAGTACCCTTGCCACGGGCAGTGTTCGCGACGGTAGCTGTCAGCATGGCCACCAGAGAATCCATACGCTCGGGGCCCAACGGTCCCGTCACCCTCTCGTACGCCATCCATTCCGTGATTTCACGGGACGTCACGCGCGCGAGTAGCTCCGGGACCGTGTACCCAAGATGCGCTGCTAGTCGGAAGTAGAATCGACGCTCAGCGTCTTCGCGGATTTTCCCGCTTCCGCCTCCACATCTTCCTTGCGCAGACCAGAGAGCCGCATAGCCACATCGCCGAGGCGGTCGAGCACAGCGCCAGACTTCGCCGACAGAGCCTTAATGTCCTTGTCGCTGAACAGCCGGTCGCCGTTCTCGTCCACCAGGCAGCGCGACAGAAGCTTGGCTAGCTGGTCGTTCATGTTCAGCCGCTGGACCGAACCGTTCGGACCGAGCACCACCATGGAAGCCTGGTAAGAGTTGCGGTCGGCGCCAGTCATGCCAGCGACACGGACCGTGCCGCCCCACTCGGGAACGGTCACATCTTCGTGTGCCTTGTCCTCGGAGGTGAGGATCGCGTCACGGTTAAGAAGGGTCATGGGTGTCAGGCTCCGGGAGTGATGGTGGGCTTACCCGTGACCTTCCAAGTCAGGGTTGCGGCTAGCTTGTCGTCGTACGGGGCGTCAGGCTCGAAGCCAGTGAGGATCGCGCCGAACTTCCACGTGGTGCCGTCGGGGAAAACGATCTGGTAGTTGCGAGGAGTCGTGTCCTCAAAGTCCGCGACCAACGTGTCATGGTTGGTGGGCTGGTAGTTGACATCAGCGGAGCACTCACCCGGGTCCTTGAGGCCACCCACGAATTCCTGCCACCCGCTCACGCTGCTGTGAGAGGTGACGTCAAGAGTCTCTCGGCTGATGCCGGGTGGGGTCAGCGAGGTGACGTCAGCGATCGTGGTGAAAACCTCGGGCCCGGCCCCGTTACCACGCTTGAGTAGGGTTCCGAACGCGTTGATTCCAGACATGGGCTCATTCCTCCGTGATGACGGTAAAGCTGATTGCTATGTGTCGGACGTCCCCAGGCGGCTCGGGGTCGACCATGGTTTGGGCTGATACGTAGCGAGTAGCCACGTGATGAAAGCCAGAGAGAGTCAACGGCTGTAGGTCGAGCAGCTCAGTCACTCGCTTAGCCAGCGCCAAACCTTCGGCGAACCCGTGGGCCTGCGACCAGACATGAACCGTGATCAGCGACGACCAGCCGCGCGAGGCAAGGGCGTTATCCACGGTGTCGTAGGCTTCGCCAACTCGGACGTACGGGAACGCAGTACCGTCCGGCACAAAGTCAAACACCTTGCCAGCAAGCTGCGGGTCAGCATTCAGCTTCGCGTACACGGCCGACTGCACAGCGAACAGAGGCAGCATCAGCCGATCACCTCATTGATAGCGTCACCGATCCGGCGCACGATCTTGCGCTTCTCAGCGGCGAACGCTGGGCCTAGGGCCGGACGAGCGGGCATGGCCTGCGTGCCGAATTCCTGCCACAGGGCGTACCGGTCGTCGCGATCCTTCCAGCCAATCTCAGACTTAATGTCCGGACCGTCGTGCATCGTGTAGTCGACGGACTGCTTTAGGTTCCCCGTGTCGACGTGAACGCGCCGCTTCGTGCCGGCCACGACAGCCTGTGAGGATTCCTCAACAGCCTTGCGCACCGCCTGGTGCATGCGGCTGGTCACAAACTTCAGTTGCTTAAGCAGCGCCTCGCTACCACTGACGGACACTGTCACGCCGGAACGGCGACCAGCCGCGCGAGGGTGTCTACCCATGTTGGATCAACTCCACATCAGCGCGCAGATAGATGGGCCGGGACGGCGTGAACACAGCGAGCACACGGAACGATTGGGTCCCATGGCGGAGCTCATCCCCCCTGCGCACGCTGGCAGTTGGCGGCAGGTGGACATTGTGTGTGTGCAGTGACTGACCCTGATCAGCGAGCATGCGCTCAGACGCTGACGGCTGACTGATCATCGCGCGCGACTCCCCCACCTGGGACAGCGAGGTGACCTCTCCCCCAGCCCCATCCGGCGCAGTCGAAACGCGCCAGATGGTAACCGAGGAATTCAGGAGGCGGTTAAGTCCCATCAGCCAGCCTGAATAACGCCAACCGTGACCGAGGTAACGGCGCTGTAGGTGATGCCCGCGCGGCCGGTAACCGGGTCACGATAGATGGCGTCCA